GAACCACCACGTTTTACTTTACCAATTTCTTTTTTCTCTTCTTCATCAAGATTCTCTTCACCTAGATAGGGCATAGGACAATCAAGTGGTACTCTCACATTTTCATACATATCAAATTTACCAATGTCTGTTTCCAGAATCTCTTTATTGACACCTTCTACTTGAAGCATATCCATATCCATTAGGCGTCTTGCTTCATTAAAGAAAAGAAAATACTTTTCTGAACCTGGTCTAAAGACATTCTCTGTAAACACAATATCTTTTTCGGCCATAAAGTCTACGGCTTCTTTGACCTCTTGTTCGTCCATTTCAACTGAATAGGTAACTAAACTTTTCATATCTTCTATTCCTTATCTAACATAGTACGAATCTTAGAAAGGTCTACTGATTCTTTTCTTTGAGCATCTTTATACAGAGAAACAGCCTGAGCATACTTTGGATTTTTCATCATACGCTTCGATTCTGCTTCATCAGGATTCTTATGAATCATGCGTACAGTTGGTTCATCTAAATTATGTTTTTTCATATGAGCTTTATATGTACCAAACTTCTTAGAATCTACTGCTCCACCAAATCTGTCTTTCATTGGAGAAGATGTATGTCGTGGACCCATTTCATTTACATCTTCAGTCGCAGCAACCTTAGATTGATTACCATATCCATATGTCTTACGAACTTTATCATCCGCTCTTGAAATACCAGCAATACGTTTATCTTTTGTTTTAACATCAACACCTGTTGTACCGGCCTGTCTGGCGGCCTTGGGAATATAATCAGAAATCTTTTTAACTGAAATCTCATCAACCTTCTTCTTAAATGTCTCAAGACCTTTCTTGTCAGTAGAAGCCATACGATCTGCTTTATTAGATTGGGTTGTCGCAATACGCTTCATAGCACCTTCTTTGGTGTCTTCTTGAGTTTTACGACGAGCAAGTTCGTCCTTTGCAACTGATGACATTGGATGACCAGGAGTGCTAGCATATCGTGAAAGTGTTTGTGATGACATACTTCTGGGGTCTCTTGCATCTTCTCTTATGTTTTTAAAATCTTTCATTATGCTAGATCCTTATCATGGTTAAGGGTGCCCTTTTTCTTTTTAGCAATAAATGCATTTACTCTTGCATGGCCCCATTGTTGAGGAGTTGTTCCCGGACGATGACCAGTACGCCAAGCGGCGACACCCCTGTTGTATACTTTGCGTAATGTACCAACAGATATACCAGAAGCTTTAGCTTTGTCTGCCATCGCACCTTCTTCTAAAAATTGTTTTAATCCAATCATTACTGGTCTCTTTTTATTTTTGTGTCATACATCTTGGCTAGTCTAGTGTTACCATCAGCTGCATGTTTTGATTTAAGTTTTTTATGAGCATCAATACGATCTTCAGGACTTGCATAATTATGTTCACGATTCATCATTTTATTAACGAATTTAGTATATTTAGATGGTTTAGTCTTTGCAGTTTTATCACCAGGAGCTTGCTTATAGGCTCTCGGATCATTATCATCCATCTTAGAACCTTTTTTGAAATGCCTGTCTCTAGCGATTTTAGTTGCCTTGGATAGACCTTTATGATAACGAGCTGGCTGCGTGCCTTTACGATCACCTATATCTTTGTCTTGAGAAGTAGTTGTGGCTTCATCATATTTTTTAAACTTATGCTTAGAAGCAGGACGACCGTCTGCATATGGTTTAATACGATTACCATCCTTATCATAATTACCAGACTTTTGTTTGGAGATTGCTATAGCAGCATTTTGGGCGGCATTTTCTTTAGCCATTTTTGTAGCTGTTGCCATCTTGACTGACATCCAGTCTTTACCATAACGTTTTTTAAAATCAGCATCTGGAAGATCCTTTGCAATCTTCTCTCTTTTCTTTAATTGGCCAGGAGTCATTTTCTTTGCTTTTGCGGTAGACTCTGGTGTACCCCACTCAGGTTGATTTGCTTCCGATAAATTTCTATATGGTCCTTGTTCAGGATCAGCACCATAATCAGCTTCTATATGTCCTGGGGGAATATCATTAGGATCAACTTTAGATACATCATCTAACCAACATCTCCAAGTCTCACCTTTTGATTCAACTATCAAATAGTTTGTGCCAAGGTATTTAATATTACCTACAATACCATGTTTAGTCATTACAACTTGTTCACCTTCCTTAAAGATATTATCTCTAAGATATGATTCTCGGATGTCTGAAACAGGTTTCAGTTGAATGTGATTTTTAAATTCTTTTGCTTCTTTAAGACCCATTCCCTTGCGCACAGCATTAAATAATTTCTTAGCATCGGGATTAGTCATAGCGGCTGGTAGACCTTGTGCAAAGGATGTAAAGTTATTATCCTTAGCATATTGTCTTTGTTTAGTAGCAGATGCGCCCTCTGCACCTTCTGAATCAGGATCTCTTTCGCCCGCAGAAATTATTTTAATTGATTTAAAATTATAAAAACCATGACGTGAATTTTTGCCGTTATATTTGTTTAACAATACATTAAACTCATTAATGCGGTCTGATCCTACTACCATCACAACATTTACAAACCCTTCATTATATAAAATAACTAAAGCGTCTAAAGCAGTTCTTACTTTATTATTAAGCATAATAGAACGAGCATGCTTAGGAAACATTTTCCTAGCATGTTTTACTTTGTCTTTATATACAAGGGGATTTTTGTTCTTATCCTGTGATTGTGATAAGAACATTCTATATGGATTACGTCCAGACTTTTGAGATAATACGTCTAGTAACTTTCCATGACCAATAGTAGGAGGGTTCATTCGACCGAAGCCGAAGAAAACGGTTTTTTCCTCCTCAACGAGAAACTGACTAAATCTGCTAATCATATTTTATCCGCGCCGTTTGCCTAATTCTGCTTGTCTAATCTTTGGTAGCATCTTCTTGGCCAATCGATTAATACGAGGCTTCATCTTATCAAGCTTCTTCTCAATCTCTTGTTTACGGGCGGGAGTAAGTTCAGATTTAGGAATACCTTTGGTAATCTTTTTGGCCAATGCAAGACGTGCTGTACGCTGTGCTCTCTTGGCTAATCTTTTTGCATCAGCAACTTTCATAGAGGCTTTTTTACGACCAACCTTTAGACGAGCCTGATACTTTTTCATCTGACGTGAGCGCGCTCTGCGTTGAGTCATAGAAAGAGCTTCGTCTGCAGGTTCTACAGATTCACCTGTATTGCCAGTGGGTGTGTCCATTTTTCTTTTCTTAGCATTATATGCCAGCTGTGGATCACCCGTTTGTGTATAGTCTACGTTCAGAAACGTTTTAAAATCTGCTTTGGCCATTTAATTCCTCGTTGGCTTATCCCATCCTTTTAATATATCTGGTGAAAAGTTGTTGTATGAAAACTCCATACGATCAACAATCTTCACCGCATCACCACCAAGTTTATCAATTGCTACATAACCTTCTGCTCCAGTTACTTTGTAACCTCGGCTTGTTTTCACAAATGTATCTACATTACCTAGTTTATTAAGTGTATTTATAAGTTTAAGTTTTGCAAGTACAATAATTTTTTGAAGGTCAAACATATATTTCAAAGATTTTTTATTTTCTTCTGAAAAGAAAGATAATATATTATCTAGCTTAGTTCTTTGTCCGGATTTTCCTTTTTCTGTTTTGCGCTTGGCAATCTCTTTTGCGTAACGTAATCTAATCCAACGAATGAGCTTGGATACATGTCGTTCTGAATCTCCGATAAGCGTTCCTTTTCTGACATGTTTATTATAGAATTGCTCAATGAGGCGCGGTAGCTCTTCCTCATTCTCGAGCTGCCTAAGAGTCGATCCAGCGATTTTGTTGAAGAGAAACCCAGCTTCTGAAAGAAGTTCATTAACATACTCTGTGTCCTTTTTACTCATAGTAACTTTGCTTAGATCCCGGAGCATTGCATCTTGCGACCACACAGCTCTGGTTGTGTTAAATTTGGATACGTCAACTCCATATGAAGCTCGCATAGTTTCAAAGGAGTTACCCGTGTAGGTAGTGTGCCACACAATTCCAATCTTTGCAGACTTAACAGCCTTAGCTCCAGCCGACTCGCTAGGCAACGCATATACGATAGTGTTTGGATGAAATGTAACATACGACGATCCCTTTATTTTCTTAGTCTTAATATCACCAGGACCAAATAAAAAGTCGCCTTGTACAACGCCTTTAATGCCTAAAGCAGGTAAATGCTTTAGTGCGAGTTTAAGCTTAGCAGCCAGATCACCAGAAGTATCAGCATCCACGTCAGCACTAGACTTATAGACTTTAGGATTCTTATTAAAGATTCCTTTTTTGGCGACAAAGAATTTACCATCACGAGGATCAGTGCCAGCAAAAATAGCAGGAGCACCATCCCACTTAACAGAGACATTACCATCATGTACTCCTCTTAACATATCACGAAGCTCTCGCAAAGCAAGTATGGCTTGACGTGTACCTTTGACGCCACCGTAGATAACCTTATCTTCGATGTGAGTCATATGAGTATTTTTTTGTTCTGTTATATGTGTTCTAAAATTTTCCATATCTTATTATATTTGATTTAATTTCAATTGTCAACAACATTTTTAAAGTTTTACTAAAATACCTTCGGCGAATATTGATCCAAATGTTGAACCGGATAATGATATCAATTGCATTTCAATATCTGTCTTTTCATCATACTTAAATGGTGTTTGTCTAAGGATCTGCATATTCTCAAAAAATGTTGTATCAGCTACTCTAAGTTCTCTACCATTTGCGGATCTAATAAAGTTTCTAAATCTTGCAGCTTTACCACCATTTGCATCAGTACAGAATGCATCAATACGTTGTAGAAAAAAGCAGTATCCTTTAGGTACGGTATAGACAGCTTTTTGATCTCTACCAGTTCCCGGATTAATCTGTGCGTAAGTATTCGCACCAACCTTTAATGTAATAGTGCCAACCGCATTTCCTGCTACGCAAACAACATCGTTAATTCTAAAATAAGTATTATCTGTTGTAATTGGGGTTGTCCCAGTTAAGGTTTGGGTTTCTTGTATGATATTATAATTAGCATCTAAACCAATAATTAAAACCACAACAGCTGTATCTGAAGTGCTTGTGCTTACCAATGTCATTTGAGCAGCCGATGTTGGAAATGTATAGTTACTTGCTAACTCCCAGGGTGTTCTAAATTCGGATGTTACAATTGTTGCATTAGCACCGGTTGTACCAAAAATATTACGCTGAGACGCGTCCATTACCACGCCTTTGGCAATGTCTACCCCCTCAGCATAAGATGTATTGGAAAAATATCTTGTCGTTGCCATTACTTAGCCTTTGCCTTTCCTGAACCATACTTTGCATTTACTTGAGTAGAAATAAATGATCCATGTGTAGGTCTATGTTCAAATGTCATAACATGATTACCTTCATGGTCGTGAATATGAACTAAGTTAGTACCATTATGTGTAGCCTTTAGAGACTTTGCATTGGCAATAAGTTTATGAATGTGTTTATCTTTGATGGGTTCTGCTGTTCCACCTTTATGACCTACAACGTAGTCATATGGAATGTGTGGATCTGATTTTGTAATATGTTGCAAAAATCTTTTATGGTCTTCGTGTTTGGCATTATTCCAAGCTTCTGTATGGTGCAAAGCTGATTGCTTCTTTGCTTCCATGTTAGCATCTTTTATTTCGGGTTTATCTCTTACTTCTTTCTTTTGTTTCTTAGTCATACCACTAAGGCCGGCTTTATTGGAGTGATGATCCCAAACACCATGTGTGTCGGTCTTAATACCAAGTTCACCAGACATTTTGTCAAATGCTTTTGTTGGATTGTTAGAAAGAGTACCAGGTGAGAATTTTAGAGATGCCCCATGAAGCTTACCATTTTTTGTTTTGATGGCAACATCATGTGGATTCATATGTTGAGATACTTTCTTTCCTACAAGAGAATCAATACCCGCATATGTATGATGAACTTCATGTACGTCATCGGGATTGATGCCATGATTAGTCTTTAGAGATTTAAGATAGGCATTAGCAGAATCTTTACCACGCTGGAGAATTTCTTTTTGCTTCTCTGGAGAAAATTTAGACATTGCTTCATCATGAAGCTGTTTCATCTTTTTAATACGTTCTAAATGTTCGGGAGAAGTATTTCTTTCAGAATGAGTACTATTATGAAGATGCAAAGCTGTAGCAGTCTCATATGCTGCGCCTAATTCATAATTAGAAGCCTCTGACAATAATTCTTCATGTAATGCAAATCTTTTCATAGAAACACCATTTGTAAACTTTTACTATATTTATATGAATAAAAAAGGCCCCTACGGGCCTTCTTTTCGTTCTATGTAAAGTTTCTTACCTCGTTGGACCGTTATGTATTGATATTGGTCAAATCCCGAATCAATAAGATCCTGGTTCATATTATCAACCATTTTACTAACCTTAAATAGATCTTCTATGTTTTCCATTTTACCTAATAGAGTAGGTTCCTTTTTTGAATTAATAGGTATCATGTGCTATAGTCTCCTTCATAAGCCAATTGTTCTTCGACAGCGGTTATATGCTTGCATTTTTTCCATGCTGGACAACTACAAGCAAAACCCTTATTGAACATTGTAATGCTATATTTATTTCCGGTCGATCCATTCTTTGTCCATGTCGTACCAATAAGCCAGTGATTCTCCGTCCGAATCACCTCGGACGGTATCACTCTCCCTTTCTTCTCTAATTTTCCGTAGAATGTACTCATGGTACCTTTCCTCACGCGGCTCGAGCATACTCTACTGCCTTGTTAACAGCTTTAAGTTTACGGTTTTGATTAATACCAAACCATGAAGACTGTATACGAGTATCCGCTTGACGACCCATAACATGATCTGTAAGATAGGTTACAGAATTAAGAGCCTGCCACCAACTACCTTCGGCATACTGAGCACCAGGTTGTGTATAGAGAACTTCCATTGCTGCTTTAGCATTCTTTGAAAGATCATCCGCAACCTCAACAGGTGTCTGCTCTTTATGTGTAAAGGGAAACACCTCATTGTAGTATTGGATAAGAGCTTCTGTAGAAAACTTACGTGAAGACAAGAACTCAGCCATCTCTTTATACTTTGCAAACTTCTCAGATGCAATACCTAGAGATTCCTTAACCATATCAGGATCAAATACTGTACGGTGATTAAGCTTTACAAAATTCTTAGATGCAGCCTGTAAAGAGAATGTAAGAGTATTATGACATACAACACGAATAGGTGTAAAGCGAACATCAATGGCTTTACCATACTCATGTGGATTAGAGAACAACAGATATGAATCAATCTGATCATCGCCGTTGATAGAAAAAGATTCATTAACTTTAGCTAGACACCAAACATTCTTACCACCTTTTAATGAACCAGCTGTATGCATCTCCATCTCACCAGCATATACAAACTCTGAAAAGAATTCGAATGCTTCGCGGTTCTGTACTGGCTTCCAATCATCTCCAATGATATCAAATACCTTTTGATCAGATGAACGCACCAATGCATTCTTACCCGGAATAGCAATACCAGATTCTGTCATAATAGGCTCTTTGGTGACTTCCCAATCACATCCAGCCTTTACCATAATTTGTTCTGGAGTAAGATCATTAGATACTTTTACTCCAAGACCGTGCCATGGAACTTCACCCGCATATGCCATT